GATTGATAGGTACAAAAATTTAACCCACCTAAAACTCCCACAAGTGAAAACAAGGTTAATATTAAACTTTGATCTCGGGAATTTATCAGGGTGTCCCCTGAAAATTCCCTCGTAATCATTACATGATTATTATTATATAATTATAAATAGTATTTTTCTCTATATCCTATAAAAATTTTACGTAATCAACGGGGGTACACGGGTAGCCACGGGGGGTAGTACATACTATATACACAAGCTCAACCTAAAATCACCCAATTCCCCTGTTAACCACCCTGGGGCTATATACTGGGGAGTATTATTCTTTAAAGCTCGTGGTTAAACACTAGGGTATCCCTAGGGGGTATGGATATTTAGGTATATATTATATATAAAACCCCCCCTGAGTATTGTTAATACTATTATACACCCATATTACGCTTTTGTCAATGACAATCTTGTGCTAAAGTGTCGCACAGTCTAAAATAATTAAAAAAAGTACTTGACAAAAGTGTTATTTGTATGTATAATAGAATCAGGTACACTTTAAACGGACACACAAACACATTCGCATACTCATATGCACAAAGAGGTCATCACTAAACTGTACCTACATGGGAATACCCTAGGATTCCCTACAAAATTAAAAACTTATGGCTAAATTTGAAGCAAACATACCAAGTTATTTAAAGTCAGGTGCAGGATCTGTACCGATTGATAATAACTTCGCAAGGATAGATAGCGAACCAGAAAATTTATCACAGGTTATTGATAACTACACTAATAACTTTAGTGGGTTAATCAAAAGCCCTGATGATATGAGTATGAATATTCCCCCTGTGGAGATACCACNGATACAGCCACAAGTACAAACTGAAAAAGAAATAAATCCGTTAGACTTAGAAAGTATTATTAAACCTAATATGTCAGAAGCTTCTACTGAACCAATGGGACCAGAGATACCTTCCGATGCGGACATTGAAGATATACTAGTTGCCTAACATAACTAATAACCTAACTAAAGATATCTCATTCAAAGAGATAATGGAATTAATAAATGCCAGACATGGATTCTACTACACCAGCGACTCAAGAGACAATTTTAACAAATTCAAAAAAAAGTTTAACTGTTTCTCAGGAGAAGTTTCTAAACGCTTTATTCGGAGAAGCACGGGGAAACCCCAGAAGAGCGGGAGANTTNGCAGGTTACTCAGAACATTCTTACCCAAAAGTAGTAAGAAGTTTAAAAACTGAAATAGTATCANGAGCTGAGAATTACTTAGCTATACACTCAGCAAAAGCTGCTACTAAAATAGTAGAGATGTTAGAAGAGGACGGCACAACTCCACATGCTAACATTAGAATGGAAGCTGCTAAACAGATATTAGATAGAATTGGTATTGTAAAGAAAGAGCACATGGATATTAATGTAAAAGCATTACATGGAATATTTGTATTACCTGCAAAAGATAATTTATATGGAACTAAAGAAGATCCCAAGAAAGTCTAGAGTTATTCCTTTTGGATATTCTGTAGATGATACTGGAAAAATCTTAATACCAATAGAATCAGAACTACTAGCTTTAGAAGAAGCTAAGAACTATTTAAAAACTTGTTCATATAGAGAAGTAGCTAAATGGTTAACTACAAAAGCACAACGTTATATATCATATGTCGGACTTAAAAAAAGAATTACCAGAGATAGCACCTCCGAAGCCAAAAAAATTAAAGACAGTACGACAGAAAGCAAAACAATCAGCTAAAGAAGCATTAGCAAGAAGTAGAAAGAAAGTTGCAGCAGCTGAACAAACATTAAGATCAGCAAAAAAACATGCCGATAATGTTAAGACTAAATTTAAAACAATAGATAAAACATTAGATGGTAAAGAACAACAACTAATAACACAGGATGTTATTGATAGTGCACCTAAGAATGTTCAAGATCACATTGGTTCACAGAAGGTAATCTTTAAACCTAATAAAGGTCCTCAAACAGATTTCCTTGCAGCACCAGAACGAGAAGTATTCTATGGTGGGGCTAGAGGCGGTGGCAAATCATACGCCATGCTTATAGACCCTTTAAGGTATTGCCACAAGGCAGGACACAGAGCACTTTTACTTAGAAGAACGATGCCTGAGTTGAGAGATATAATAAATCATTCTCAACGATTATACAGCCAAGCGTTCCCAGGAGCAAAATGGAGAGAGCAAGAAAAAGAGTGGAGATTCCCATCAGGAGCAAAGATAGAATTCGGTTACGCAGAGAACATGACAGATGCTTTACGTTACCAAGGGCAATCTTACACATGGATAGGAATAGACGAACTTCCACAATATCCTTCGCCAGATATATATAATTTTTTAAGATCGTCACTTAGATCAGTTGATCCTACAATACCTGTATACTTAAGGGCTACAGGAAATCCAGGAAATATTGGGTCTCAATGGGTTAGAGAAATGTTTGTTAACCCAGCAGTACCTAATACAACCTTTGATATTAATATAGATACGCCTGTAGGAACTAAAGTTATTACACGTAGATTTATACCTGCTAAGTTACAAGACAACCCTTATTTAATGCAGACTGATGACTACTATGCAATGCTAGCGTCATTACCTGAAGTACAAAAGAAACAATTTTTAGATGGAGACTGGGATGCATTTGAAGATTCAGCTTTTCCAGAATTTAAAAAGGATATACACATTGTTGAACCTTTTGAAATACCTAAAGGCTGGCAGCGATTTCGTGCTGCTGACTGGGGTTATAGTTCTCCTGCTTGTTGTTTATGGTTTGCTATTGACTACGATAATAATCTATGGGTTTATAGAGAATTATATACTCAAAAGATTACAGCAGATGTATTCGCAAGAAAAGTTCTAGACCTAGAGCAAGGAGAATACATACGCTACGGGGTCTTAGACGCTAGTACATGGGCAAAGAGAGGTGATGTGGGTCCAAGCATAGCAGAAACGATGATTCAAGCTGGATGTCGTTGGAGACCATCAGACAGAACACCTCGAAGTAGAATTAATGGTAAGCTTGAAATACATAAAAGATTTAAGTTTACTGATGATAAGGAAAAGGAACCAGGATTAAGATTCTTTTCTACTTGCAGGAATTTGATTAGGACTCTTCCAATATTACCTTTAGATGATAATAATATTGAAGATATTAATACACATACAGAAGATCACGCTTACGATGCATTAAGATATGGATGCACAAGTAGACCAATGCATACTAGCTATGCTAATAAGTTATATAATAACAATAATAGAACTAACAACTTTATCCCCTCAGATAAAATATTTGGATATTAACAGAGAGGAGTAAATGAATAAAAAAAAGTTACCTATTATAGATAAAAAGAATTTTCCCTATGAACTAGTAATTGCTTATTGGGAAGATATCGTTGGATCATGTGAATGGTCTGAAATATCAGATATAAAAAAATCAAAGACAGCTATATGCTGTAGCTTTGGATGGTTAGTAGAACAGAATGAAAATATAACTGTGATAATGGCAGATTTTATATTTGAAGATAATGGTAAAATAAAAACAGGTGGTGGAAATACTACTATCCCAACAAAAAATATAATACACATTAAAAAAATAAAAACATAGGAATAATATGGAAATGAAATTTGACCCCAACGCTAAAGTTAAGCAAGGTGATTTAAGTGAATCAGCTTTTGAAACTAAAGCTCCAACTAATAACATAAATGTTAAAGTTGGATATAAGAGAGAAGAACATGCTGCAGAAACGCAGGATGGTAAGTTTGGATATCTTGAACCTAAAAAAATTAAGAACCAGGTACAGCCCTCTTTGTTTGCAATGGCAGATGAAAGAGATTACTAATGGCTAACGAAAAAATAATCTTACCTAAATCTGGTTATGTTCCTAAACAAAAGAATATGATCAACTTAGTTAATAAAGCTAGTAATTTTGAAGAGGATACAAAGAAGTATTTAGTAAATGAATTAAATAAAAACATTACAAACTATCAAAAGAAAAATAAGAAACCAGGTATAATAAAAAAAGTTTATAATAATTTATTTAATAATAATAAAGATAAAAAATATGGGCAGAGTGATTTACTAAAAGGTAAAGATTACTATCCACCAAAACCTTAATAGGAGAATAACATGACAATAATGGGAAGATACAAACATGGTGAACTTTCACCTGATGTTGCTAAAGTTAAGAACGAGAAACTAGCAATGGATCTTAATGCTAAAGTTAAGCAGGGTGCATTAGCTGGAGACGGCAATGATAAACCAGGCAAAAAAGATAAAGTAGATGCTTCAATTTTTGCAATGGCTGAAAAAAGAGATTACTAATGAGCTTAAAACAAGATACTGATTTGTGTTCATCAACAGATAAAAAGTATACAGGTCATACTGATAATACAAAAGTAGCTTCTGGAACTATAGGTAAACCTTTTGGGTTATTTAAAAGATTTCAGAATGCAGCATTTAAATATATGAGCGAAAAAGCTCATAAAGAAGTAACAAAATATTTAAAAAATAAGTAAATAATAGGAGTCTATTTATGCCACAAGTAGGGAATAAAAAATACGCATATACTAAAGCTGGAATGAAGAAAGCTAAAGTAGCTGCAAAGAAAAAAGGTGTTAAAGTTCAATATAAAAAGAAATATTAACAATGGCAGATAAGTTAGAAGAACACAATCCACTTGTTGGGTATGTACGATCTAGGTTTCAACAAGCAGAAACTTCTAGGTTGTATGATGAGAAGCGTTGGTTAAAAGCTTATAGAAATTATAGAGGACTATATGGTCCTGAAATGGCTTTTAGAGATAGCGAGAAATCTAAAGTTTTTGTTAAGATAACAAAGACTAAAGTACTTGCTGCATTTGGACAAATTATAGAAGTTCTATTTGGTTCGGGAAAATTTCCAATCGGAGTAGAGCCTACAATTGTACCTGAGAATTTACCACAGTACGCACATCTAAAACCTAAAGAAATGCAAGGTGCTAAATCTGATACACCTCTAGAAAATCCTTATGGATTTCCTGGTGATGGTAAAGAGTTACCTCAAGGTGCTACAGCAGATATGCTAATGGAAAACTTAGCACAAGAATATAAAAGTGTTGGCTTTGATGAAGGACCTTCTCCTGATAATAAAGCAATGCCACAAATAGAACCTGCAAGATTAGCAGCAGAGCAATTAGAAAAAATAATACATGATCAGTTAGATGGAACTGACGCTATAAAAATTTTAAGACACGTATTTTTTGAAATGTGTTTGTTGGGAACAGGTATACTAAAAGGACCTTTTAATGAAGAAAAGATTAATCATAGTTGGGATACTGATAAAGAATCTGAAGAAACAATTTATACAGCACATTTTAAAACAGTACCAAAATTAGAAGCTGTATCATGTTGGGATTTCTATTCAGATCCTAATGCAACTAATATAGATGACAGTGAGTATGTTATTCAACGTCACTCATTTAATAGACAGCAGTTTGCAGATTTAATTAAAAGACCTTTATTTAACGCAGACTCTATTCGTGAATGTTTAGAAGCAGGTCCAAATTATCAAACAAGAAGTTATGAATCTTCTTTATTTGATAGAGAGAATGTAGAGAATTTATATAAGAACAGATTTGAAGTATTAGAATACTGGGGTATAATTGATAAGAATGTCGCAGATGAAATAGGATTTAAATATGATGATGCATTAGATGTTGTATCAGTTAATGTTTGGATTTGTGGTGGTCAAGTTTTAAGATGTGTAGAGAATCCATTTACACCTACAAGATTACCTTACATGGTTTGTCCATACGAAGTTAATCCTTATCAATTCTTTGGTGTGGGTGTTCCAGAAAATATGGATGATTCACAATCAGTTATGAATGGTCATGCAAGAATGGCAATTGATAATTTAGCCCTATCAGGTAATTTAGTATTTGATGTAGATGAAACAATGTTAGTACCAGGTCAAGATATGAAAATATTTCCTGGTAAAATATTCAGAAGACAAAGTGGTCAACCTGGATCAGCAATACATGGAGTTAAATTTCCAAGTACGACTAACGAAAACATGATGATGTTTGATAGGTTTAGACAGTTAGCTGATGAAGCAACTGGTATACCTTCTTACTCACATGGTCAAACAGGAGTACAATCTACAACAAGAACAGCATCAGGCATGTCAATGCTTATGGGTGCTGCTGCACTAAGTATTAAAACAGTTATTAAAAATGTTGATGACTATTTATTAAAACCCCTAGGCAATACAATGTTTCACTGGAATATGCAGTTTAATGATGATAAGCCAGAAATAAAAGGTGATTTAGAAATTAAAGCAAGAGGGACATCGTCTCTAATGCAGAAAGAAGTTAGATCACAAAGACTAATGACATTTATGCAAACAGCGTCTAACCCATCGTTAGCACCATTTGTTAAATGGCACACAATACTAAAAGAAATTGCAAAATCACTAGACATTGATCCAGATCAAGTAATTAATGATCCAGAGAAAGCAGCGATATTTGCACAAATAATGGGAATGGTAAATGGAAATCAAGCACCTACAGGCGTTAGTGGACAACCAGGTCCAATGGAAAATACTGGAACAGTACCTCCAGGAGCTGCAGTCGCAGATCCAACTGGAAATGGAGGTGGCAACATCGGAACAGGTAATGTACCGTTGCCAGGGGAAGCTGGTTTTGCTTCGCCAAATGTTGAATCTGGAATCGGCAAGCCGATACAGTAAGACTAACCAAGGAACTTAATGAGTCAATATTCACTTTCTTATG